GTGAAGAATGGCGAGAAGGTTATACAAAGATTGAACATCCCGAATGGGGAACTGCATTTGTCCGTAGGATAGAGAGGTCGGATGCAATCAAACTATTGCGTGATTGGACTTGGGATAATTACGATAACTATAACGAATCTGCATACGATATACTGGAATGGTGCATTGATATGTTGGAATCTGGTGTCAAAGGTTGGAAAGATTGGACAAGTGAAGAACTTGCTGAGGAACTGAATAGAATGAACACAGATGCAGATTGGCACTATGAAAATGAAGAAGATGAAAATGGTGAAGAATGTCCAGTCATTTATGAAGTTATTGATGGAGTGAAAGGATGATGAATACCTATCAAGAATGGATGGTCATACTTGAAGATGACCACCAAGAACTGTTTACCTATGCAACTTGGGCATCTTGCCAGAGAGACGCCGAAGAGGATGCGGTATTCAACACGAACTTGCAAGGTGTCCGTAATGTGACCGCAATCCCTATGGACACATACAGACTTGCTCTGCGAACGCCAACTAACAAAGTAAAAAATCCTTTGGCAGTCTCAAACTAATTCCGTATATTTGTATAACAATAAAGGACAAAGTGATGCAACACGAAGAACTAATCATTGATGTTGGACAGAAATACAAAGGTCGTTTCATAGAAGAAGCCGAATGTCCGGAGTGCCATAGTGATCACTTTGAATGTGTAGATAGTGGTATCGAAGACAATTTCTATTTTTACAGATGTGAATGCCGATGTAGTGCCATTTGGACAGAATTTCACAGACTTACTTTTGACAGTATCATAATTCACCAACCCGTAAATAAGGAGAATGACAATGCTTAACAATGAAGAACCTATCTTTCATCATGGCTACACAAGACAAGAGATTGTTGATGCTATCATAGACTTTGAATTGGAGAACGATGTTCTACCCGATTGGCGTGAGGTATTGGAATACGGTTGGGGTGGCTATGCTTACATGGACGATGAAGCCCTGAAAGAAATGTATGACGAATACTTTGTGGATGAACCAGTCAAACCACAAGAGGATTTATGGTCGTTCAACGATGACGGAATTGCAACCGATGGCCGAGGTAACAATGTCTAATCAACCAAGTCTCGAATATCTTATCGGCCTGTCAAAGCTCTCCGGTCGTTCCTTTAACCAAACGATAAATAGAATTATCGAAGGTCTTCCCGAAGAGAAAAGGCCGCCTCTCTTTGTCAGAGACGATGATGGAAGTCTTATCTCTGCGAAACAAGTGCTTCAAGAACACTTCGCACCAAAGCGTATAGGATTCACGCCATGAGTAATAACCTTACAGACACACTACAAATGATAGTCTTGTATGCGGTATTCATTGGAATTTTCATCCTTATACCCGCTCGAACTATCATACGAGGAATAATTGGAATCATAAAACATATCAAGGAAAAATAATGGAATACCTAACATTCACCTTACTCTTTATCGCGGCCGTTGCAGGTGTCACTGCAACCGCACTAATGATTATCTACCACATAAACCGTAAATGGTTATGGGCTCGTGATGCCGGTTGGTTACACGCGGACATTTGTAGATATGCCCTATGGGCTTCTATTGCAACTGCGGTGTTGGAGTTGTACCTATGAGTGATATAATCATATCCGTATTGTTTGCGTCTGTCTTTACATTCGGAACGGTGACTTGGATTGATTGGATTAACCGTAGAAAAATGAAATGGTCATTGAGAAACCCACAACATAATAATAGTGAGTGGGAATTTATTAAACATATTTTAAGGAGACATGGACGATGAAAGTCTATGTACTTTACAACCAAAGATTTTGTGAGATTCGTGGTGTCTATTCATCACATGATCTGGCAATGGAGAACTCGGAATACGGAACAGACTTTATATTTGAATGTGAACTTGACGAGGTATTCGCATGATGTTGTTTCGTGGTAAACCTGGAGTGTGGACAGAGGATAGTCCAAGAACTATTGATATTCTAATGAACATAGTCCTATGGTTAGTAGGATTGACTGTGTTGAATACTATATTGATTGGCATGATACTGTGGTTCATATTTTCAAACAGATAAGTGGTGAGGTATGTAACAAACTCAAACGAAGTTTGAAGTTGGAACATACCGAACACAATAACAAAGGAGAATGATATGGATGAGCAACCAAAGACAATTCTGGAAAACCGCGGCGACCGCATGACAAATTTGTTAATCGGTTTGGGGTTGGTGAACGCAATACTATTTCTATTCATTAGTGATAGGTTTCTATCCGCGATTCGAGGTTTCCTATCAGTATTTGGAGAATGATATGAAAAACATAACGACAGACATGATACATACATGGATTGACCAATGTGATTCTCAACTGAAACTATTACAGAACGCAAAGGATTTCATTCACCGTGAATACTATCAGAAGGATTCTATAACATATTCGGTGGAAGAAGATTTACAAGACTATTTTGGCAATCTTATCCGAGAACATAAAACAAAGAAACAAATGTTAGAACAGATGTTAATTCATTGTGAAACTGAAAATATTGTGGAACTGTTTGGTTATGTGTTAGAGGATAGGGTTGTGGATAAACTTCCAGAATACCTACGGAAAGAGTTTTACAATTTCGTATACGAGATTTGATAAACAGTCCGGTGGCGAAATGGCAGACGCACAAGACTTAAAATCTTGGGAAGGCAACTTCGTGCGGGTTCGAGTCCCGCTCGGACTACACTAATGGGTAGTGGTTTTTTAATCACTACCCATATTTATTTTGGTAGATATGTTTTATTTATTATATGAGGTTATATCATGTTAGATACCTTAAAGACATTCATACCATTACTTGTTTTGTCCGTCATCGCAATCGGTGCAACATTTGGGGATGGTAACTTCAGCACATTCGCTGTTGGTTTAAGTAAGTATGCACTTGCCGTTGGAGCTGCATGGTTTGTTGATTCATACTTAATCAAGGAGGTAAAGACCCGTGAGATACTTGCAGAAAATCCTGTTGCTTACGCTATTTGGTTGTTTGCTAACATCCTTACCGCTGCCCTCTGTTTCTCAAACAGTTGAACAGACAGACGGTGAAAGAGTAAGGAACATTGCTTACGGATTCGTTGGAACGAAAGAAGAAGGAAACAACAGCGGTTATTGGGTAAACCGATTTCTAAAATCGGTTGGGTTAAGACCAGGTAATCAATGGTGTGGAGCATTCGTTTCGTTTTGTCTTGATAGTGCTAAAATAAAGACTATGCGTGTTCGTTCTGGTTTAGCCAGAAACTTCATCACAAAGAACAAGACAATCCGTGCCACAAAGGTTGTACAAAACAATATGACTATTCCTATGGGAACTGTATTAGTTTGGCGTAGGGGAACAACAATGTTTGGTCATGTTGGGTTTGTTGATAAATGGAAAGGACAAAGTGGAACTACCATTGAAGGTAACACAAGTTCCGGTAAAAGTGGTAGAGAATGGGATGGTGGTGGTGTTTGGTATCGTAAGAGAACAATCAATCCATACAACTATTTCCGAATAACAGATTTTGCCCTATTAGACCAACGATAAAATTAAGGTGAGTTTTTACTCACCTTTTTATTTTTTGCTTGTTTGTTACCGATTGATTTTGTATATTTGTTTATGGTTTTCTCACATTATACCATATTTATATTCACAATGTTTTAGTGTTATAGGTTAGTGTGTTATGAATAAGAAGAAGGGAAGACCACCTTTAATCCTAACGGAAGCACAAATCCGTTATGCGATGCAAAATAGTTTTGGTAATAAAGATGCGGCCAGATTCCTCAAAGTTGATTACAGAACATATAAAGGATGGGCAAAACAACATATCGACAGCGAGACTGGTAAGACTTTGTTTGAACTACATTCAAAGATTGGTATTCCGCTCACAAGAGAAAAGAAAGATGACAAGTGGAATGGTAAATCATTTGATTGTAACAAGGGTTACAAAGAAAAGTTAGAGGACATACTTGACGGTAAATACCCAGCGTATGAAACTAAAAAGTTAAGAAAACGGTTATTACTATCTGGATGGATTCCATGCGAATGTTCTGCGTGTGGTTGGAATGAACCTCGTATGACTGATGGTAACTATCCACTACTGATAGACTTCATTGATAATAATTGGCGTAATTGTAAGTTAGATAACTTGCGTCTCTTATGTTTTAATTGTTACTTCAATCTTGTAAGGACACCATCGACATCATATCAAGGATGGACATACGGAACAGTCTCAAAGACACCTTGGTATGGCGAGAAACGCCCGAGAGACGGCAGATACCGTAGAAGATTGGAAGAGAGAATCAAGCAACAAGAACAAAAGAAAAAAGAAGAACAAGAAAAATTTTTTGATTGGAATGAAGATGATATTGATATATCAGAAAAATAGGAAAGAGTATGGATGAAGAACTAATAAATAAACTTGGACTTGATTTTAACAAAATAATTTATGCCGATAACGGTGATATAAATTATGATGGAGACATTGATCTAAGATCACTTGGATTGGATGAAATACCAATACAGTTTGACAAAGTTTTTGGAAATTTTTATCTATCAGGAAATAAAATAAAATCATTAAAAAACTCACCAAAATTTGTTGGTGGTGATTTTAGATTTGGATTTAATTTAATAGAGGATTTAAACTATTCACCATGTATTATTTCTGGAAATTTTTACGGTGCATATAATAATATCTCGTCACTTCATGGTATTCCAAGAATAATAGGAAGAAATATTTACTTACATAAAAATTCAGGAAATTTTGAATGGAGTGTAGTTGATACTTTAATAAAACAAAAAAATGGAAGAATCGGTGGTCAGATATACACAGAAGACCAAATGGAAAATAGAGAAGAGACTATGATATACATAAATGGAAAATTTAATAAAAAATTTAGTCACTTACTTAAAAAAGAGGATTGAGTAGATTATGAATAATGGCAAATTAAATATAGATAGTAAATACATAATTAAAAATGAAAATGGAAATGATGACTACTACGGTGATATTGATATATCTGGTCTAAATTTAGAAAAAATACCATTTTATTTTGAAAATGTATATGGTGATTTTGATTGTTCTAATAATAAATTAAAGTCATTGATGAATTGTCCCATGAATGTTGAAGGTAGTTTTTCTTGTTATATGAATGAATTAACAAATTTGATTGGTGGTCCAAAAAAAGTTGGTAAAAATTATATCTGTTCTGCAAACAAACTAATATCATTATTAGGTGCACCATCTATAATATTTGAAGATTTTTTTTGTAATGTTAATGAATTGGAAAGTTTAGAATACACCCCAATAACCATTGTTGGAAATTACAACTGTTCAAAAAATCCAATAAAAAATATACAATTCATGCCAAAAACAGTTGGTAAAGATTTTTATTGTGACATATATGTTTTAGATATAGATATACAAGAACTAATGAATGTTAATGGTGATATTATCAATTCTGATAGTATGCGAGATATATTTGATGTTCCAGATGATGCACCAAGATGGTTATATGATGGAGTATAAAAATATGAATGCAGATTATGATATAGAAAAAATGGTAGATATTTTAGAACTGGATAAGGACATGATAAGTTTTAATATGGATGGTTCTATAAACTACAATGGAAGTATAGATGTAATACACAAAAAAGATTTGAAAAAAATAGAAATAAAAATAAAAAGAGTCAATGGTAATTTTTCAATAAGTCATTCTGAATTAGAAAGTTTAGAGAATTGTCCAGATTATGTCAATGGTAGTTTTCATATTTCATTTACTAAGATAAAAAGTCTCAAAGGATCACCAAAAAAGGTAGGTAAAAGTTTTGGATGTGGTGGAAACTTATTGGAATCGTTGGATGGATGTACACAATATATTCCGAAAGAATTTGTCTGTTCTCATAATAAACTAAAAAACTTAATAGGTGGACCATCATTTGTAGGCGAATCTTATTATGCAAATGATAACGAAATTATATCATTTGAAGGTGCACCAAAAATGATTCCAGAAACTTTTTACATACCAAATAATAAATTGAAGACATTTGAACATTGTCCAAAATTTATAGGTGGAAGATTTAATTGTTCACATAATGATTTTGAAAATTTGGATAATTTTCCACAGATAGTTGGAAGATCTGTTTTTTATTCTGGAAAGAAAAAAACTATCACAAGAGAAATGATAAATAGTGTTTGTTCTATTGGAGAGCAACTTGTAACATCGGATGGATTGGAGTGGTGGTTAGAAGATTAAATTGTATTATGTTTTGTTAAATTAAATGGAGGTTTTTATGCGTTTACGCCCATTGTTGGATAATGTGGTAATTAAACCATCGAAGAAAGAAGAAGTAACAACAGGTGGTATTATTATTCCAGATACCGGCACCGAAGGTCCAGTTCGTGGTGAAGTCATCGCAGTTGGACCAGGTAACTATACCGAGAAAGGAGAATACATACCAATGAATGTTTCAGTTGGTGATGAAGTTCTATATGGTACAAAACTATACGGAACAGAAGTATCGGTTGATGATAACAAATATCTTATCATCAGACAAAGTAATATTTTAGCAGTTATTGAAAAATAATTTATGTAAAACATATTGGAGGTTATTTAAGTTATGTCAGCAAAAATCATAAAGTTTGATATTGATGCCAGAACAAGTTTGAAAAAAGGAGTAGACCAACTTGCAGATGCAGTCAAAGTAACATTAGGTCCAAAAGGAAGGAATGTAATCATTGACAAAAAATTCGGCTCACCCGTTATCACCAAAGATGGTGTATCGGTTGCTAAAGAAATTGAATTAGAAGATCCGATTGAAAATCTTGGTGCACAGATGGTTAAAGAAGTTGCATCAAAAACCAATGATGTTGCTGGTGACGGCACAACAACTGCAACCGTTCTTGCACAAGCAATCATTCGTGAGGGATTAAAGAATGTTACGGCTGGTGCGAATCCTATGGAATTAAAAAGAGGTATCGATGTTGCAGTTACAGCAATATGTAACGAATTGAGTTCAATGAAAAGAGAAGTTGCGGGTAAAAAAGAAATTGCTCAAGTAGGAACTATCTCTGCAAATAACGATGAAACCATTGGAAATCTAATTGCAGATGCAATGGAAAAAGTAGGTAAAGATGGTGTAATAACAGTTGAAGAAGCAAAAGGTATCGAAACATCACTTGATGTTGTAGAAGGTATGCAATTTGACCGTGGTTATCTTTCCCCTTACTTTGTAACAAACCAAGAAAGTATGGAAGCCATTTTGGATAATCCCTACATTCTTATCGCTGATAAGTCTATCGGTGCAATTAAAGACTTGTTACCAACATTAGAAAAGACTGCACAGACTGGTAAAGGTTTGTTAATCATTGCAGAGGATATTCAAGGTGAAGCACTTGCTACATTGGTAGTGAATAAACTTCGTGGAACAATCAAAGTTGCAGCCGTTAAATCACCAGGTTTCGGTGATAGAAGAAAGGCGATGTTAGAAGACATTGCAACACTAACAGGTGGAACGGTGATAAGTGAAGAACGAGGTATAAAACTCGAAAGTGTTACATTGGAACATTTAGGTTCTGCAAAAAAGATAACCGTTGATAAAGATAACACCACAATCGTTGAGGGTGCAGGTTCTACTGAATCAATCCAACAAAGAATTGGTGAAATCAAAGCTCAGATAGAAAAGACAACATCAGATTATGACAAAGAAAAACTTCAAGAAAGACTTGCTAAGTTATCAGGTGGTGTTGCAGTTCTCAAAATTGGTGCATCAACCGAAGTAGAAATGAAAGAGAAAAAAGATAGAATCGAAGATGCACTTCATGCTACAAGAGCAGCGGTTGAAGAAGGTATTGTTCCTGGTGGTGGTGTTGCTTATATTCGTGCTTCAAAAGTTCTTGATGGTATCGTAACTATTACAGAAGACCAACAAACTGGTGTGAATATAATCGCAAGGGCAATAGAAGAACCAATTCGTCAAATTGTATTCAATGCTGGTTTAGAACCATCAGTTGTTGTTAATAAAATCAAGGAACAATCAAAAGAAACTTCTGGATTTAATGCAAGAACTGGAGAGTATGTTGATATGATTGAAGATGGTATTATTGATCCTACAAAAGTATCAAGAGTTGCATTACAAAATGCGGCATCCATCGCAGGATTATTATTAACTACCGAAGCAACTATTGTGGAGAAACCACAAGAAAATAAACAAGAACCTCAAATGCATCCAGAAATGATGGGTTATTGATAACAAATTAAAATGAAATATAAACCCGTTCAAACAGAACGGGTTTTTTAATTTACAATATTTATATGTATGATAAAATTAAAAGACATATTATTTGAATCATTTGAACCCGTTAGAGATAAAAAAGGATCTCTAATAGGAATGATATTTACAATGGCCGACGGCAGAAAGATATTCCGAAGCGGTAGAGGTAAAATGTTGGGCATTTATTACCCAAAAACAAATGAAACAAGAGATCATACTGGAACATTAGTTGGTAGAGGAAATCTTTTAACCTCACTAATAACCATATACAAGTAACAAAAACAAACTGTATCGAGTATGTAAAAAGGATAATCATGGCAATTCCATCGTTAGCATCGTTAATAAAAAGAAGAGATTTGAGTGGTGTAGTATCTGATACCGTTTCTTATCTTGCATCCCAAGTTGGTAAAAAGGTTTTATTTATTACCACATCCACTCGTTACCCATTTAATACTGGATATGATAAGGGTGGCGTTGAAAATGAACTACCAAAATCAACCGAATTGGCGCTGTATATTAAGGAAACTATACCCAATAAATCGGTTTGGTTGGACATCCCACAGTTAAAAATAGTGCCTTGCGAGGGAAATGTATCTCATAAAAGTGGTAATTCTTGTGGTGTTTTGGACGCCAAATTGAATAGGAAGGACAAAAACCCCACAGGCCACCATAGATGTTGGGCAAGCGTAAATGACCCCTCAGATCAACTTTGGCGAGTCTCCAGGGACATATTTGACACCGATATTGTCCTATTTTTCTCCTCTATTCGTTGGGGACAGACCAATTCCGAGTATCAGAAGTTAATAGAAAGACTTACATGGTTAGAAAACCGTCATAGTACATTAGGTGAATCTAACCTACTTGAAGACAAACAAGCGGGTTTTATTTGCATCGGACAGAACTGGAACGGTGCAAATGTAACTCGTATTCAAAAAGATGTATTAAGTTACTACGGATTCCAAACACCAGACAGTTTATTTTGGAATTGGCAGTACACAACCGATAATAGTGATGAATCACAACAATCATATAAAATGTCAGATAAACAATTTCATTTAGATTTGGGAATACCTTATGTGGAGATTAAGAAATGATTAAATTAAAAAACTTATTAAATGAAGATACGAAAGCCGCTCAACAGAGAAGACGAAAATTTCGTATGATATTTGAAGGTGGGGAAGTTGGTTTTGAATTAGATGCACAAGAGTTTGCAGAACTTAATAATGTTGCGAAAGAAGTTGGTGCAGATATTACTCCATTCGTTGAAATGGAATTGGAAGAAAAAGAAAAACCAAAATATCTACAAATGACATCTGCGGAATTAGAAGAAGGCGGTTATGTTCTTAAAATTGACAAATCGGTTTTCGATGGTGTTGAAGAAATAGTAGACTTAGGAATGTCTGCAAAGAAATGGTATGAAGAAATGAATCAAAAAATATTAAGTGCAATGGATGAATCTGATGGTTGTTTGTTTTTATTACTATTGGGAATATTTGCGTCATTCGCTAGATTGTCCGATAACTTCAAATTAGCATCACAAGTTTATACCGGAATCAAGAAAGATTTATCTGATCCAAAAACAGAAGCACAGTTGTTAAGAATGATCCAAATGTCAAGTTCAGAACTCTATCAAAGTATAAAACAAAGAAATGAGTTTAAGAATCTTGCAACAGTAAAAGGTATGATTAAAGGAAACAAAAGTCTTCCAACTGTTCTACCAAACATATTAAGAACATTGAGACTATACAAAGAAAAAGGATATAACTTTCAAAAAACAGACCTTGCACAAGAGTTGGGTAAACATATCAAACCAACAACTGGTGAATTGATGGACACAAAAGTTATATCATCAGAGAAGATATTGGCGTTCTGTCTTAATCTACTAGATCCAACTTACAAAATGGAATCAGGATGGATGCCAGTAACTATGGATATTTGGATGGCAACATTCTTTTATCCTCAATTATCTACCGCAGAAAAGAGAAAGATACTTGCACAAAATAGAAGTTATCAGTATCTATCCAAAAAGACACACGAACTTGCAGAGAAGTTTAACATGGAACCGTTAGAGATACAAGCAATCCTTTGGGTAGGAACTATTAGAAAGAAGAAAGGTGATGGTTACTTATCAACATTCGACCAAGCAATACAACACAACCTTGATAAGTTCAAGATTAAAGTTGATGAACTTAAAGAATCTGGTAAAGTATTTGAAGAAATAATAAGACTGATTGGTAGTAAGGCGTTTGAAGGATAAAAAGAAACCCCTCGATTTCGAGGGGTTTTTTATTTAGAAGATGTCTTGTTTCAAATCATTTGTTATTATATTAAGAAAGTCTACGCCCTTAATAGTCAATGAACAATCACTAAATCTTATTCTATTCTTAATAGAAGTTACAATATCATAATCATATTTTCTTTTATCTTTTATCTTATGCAATTTTAGTAATACCCAATCTACCTTTTCCAAAACATCTTCTTTTTGTTCTTGTGTTTTATATGGAGTGTTTTCCGTATATCCCAAATCAGATACATCATCTATTTCTAAACTTGCCCAAAACGATTCTAACATAATTAGCTCTCTGCAAGAATCTTAGAAACAGAATCTCCACTTATAGTGCTATCACTTTCAACTGCAAAGGTAAATTCAGATCCACTATTACATTTGAATGAAATGTAATTGTAAACAAAATCTTTGTCCATAGGTGTAGAACGGGTTGAACCTTTGTAATCAGAAAGACTAAACATTGATATACTATAATATGTAGAAACTCCACCAGATTTACCTTGAACTGGTTTAATTTTAAGACCAATAATTGGCAAGGTCTTTATAGAACTAAAATACTCTGCCATCTTATTAGTATGTTTAACTTCATACTTATCACGAGAACCGTACTTTATTATTTTTATACCATTGTATTTTATTAACGGAACATCTATTGCCCCACCAAATATTGCTTCTGCATTTATTTCTGTTGCAAACTTTATCAAATTAACAACTGCTGTTTTTGTATCGGACTTTTTAACAGTTTTTAGATAATCATTTACCATGTTGTTTAACATTGATATAGCAACAAAGTTTGCATTTGACATTAAGATATTCTTTAATTCTTTACGAGTAAATGTTATTGGATTTGTTCCAGATACCAACACAGAACATTTTTTAGAAGTCTTTCCAGTTGTTGATACTTTTTGTTCTTTTGCCTTTTTGACTGAATCAATGATACCCTTTATTCTTTTTAGTTCCTCATTAAACTCACGATTCTTTTCTGGTAAACTTTCAAACTTAACTCTAAAAAAGTTCTTAGTAGAATACTCTTTAACAGTATTCTGAAATTCATTGAATATCTTATTGTATTGTTTTGTATCATTATCAAATTTGGAATACCAATTCAATAATTGATCTCTGAAGCAGGATGTTATTTGGATAGGTTCGTCCTCACTGGCTTCTGTTATTGCTTTACCAGAACGATTCATATGTTCTACTATTTCCTTATCAAACTCCGCCAACACTTCCTCAGCATCCTCAGACATTTCCTTTACTTCAACTTGTGCCTCAACTACACTTTCACTTGTAGGTGAAAATATATTAACTATATGTGACTTTATTTCCTTAGACCAATCAGTAAATTCGGTCATATATCCTTTGACTTTTTTTACGAAGTTTGAACCACTATCTTTCATCTTTGATATTGCATTCTTTATCATATCAGCAACACCTTCGTTTGTAGGTGTAGGTAAAACATTGATTCCAAATTTTGATTGGAATAAAGTAGTAACTTTCCCAACACGACCTTCTAATGCCTTCAAACTCACACACGCCATTACTGTACTACCGTCTTTCAATTTTATCAAGGACTCTCCAGCGGGCTTCATACCTTTCAATAAATCACCTTGGAATGCATCTTGAACACTTCCAGGACCCCAAAATAAAACAACATCTGCAGTAAATGTTTTACTTTGTTGATTGTACTTTGATACAGATTTTAACTTTGCATAAAACTTAGTTATATTGGCGTGAATAAATCCATCAATCTTATTACCGCCATACAATTCTTTTAGAGTTGGTGCACCGGGATCAACTGTTCCTGCAATAACAACATCTTTAAATGTTTGGAATGCCTTTTTATCATTCTTTATTTTTGCCAACAATGTAAGTAACCAATCTTTACCAGCAGGATCCCAATCGTAATTTTTATTGAGTATTGAAATCATATCATTTGCAGTTAGATTTTCCTTATCTGTTACTGCAAATATCAATGGTATGGTTTCAAAAACCTTTGTTTTATTTGATAGACTTTTCCAAGAATCTCTGATTATCTTTTCATTGGGATTCATTTTTTCATCGGCTTTCGGTGCCTCGTTAATATATTTTTTCTTACCGATGGTCACATTAACCGAATCAATTATTTTATCGGCTCTTTCTAAAAGTTTAAGTTTAGAATACATTTCAAATTACTCCGAGTATCTTAGCAAACTTTGTTGTATATTTTATACGGTCTTGTAAACCGTTTGTTCCACCATTTATTCTTTTGGTTAATTCAAGCATGACTTGTTCTGTCATACCCTTATCGGATATTGTGTTCAGTTTATTCTTGTAGAAAAACCATCCGGCAGATAATAGTGGATATTTTGTTTCAACAAAATTTGGATTCAACATAATATCTTCGTTTACAAATTTATCAAACGCGGAGTAGTTGTTCCTTCCAGTTAATTGAATATATCCTCTGCCACGAAATTTCCAACCATCGTGAGTTCCCTCTGAACCATTTCCCATTCTATCAGCATAAACCCTCGATGCAATCCTTTCTGGATTTCTAGCATACGCCTCTGCCAGTCCTGGTTGCTTGAAATACTTCGGGAAGGTTGCAATTAAACCTTTGGTTGAATAGTTCAAATTTTCTGATTTAAACTTAAAGTTACCACTTTCATGTGCACACTGGCCCAAAAAATGTGATAACCGTATAGGTGTATTCATTTCAAATTTATCCACAACTGATTGGATTTCACCATATACACCATCTGGTATCTGTCCTTTCAATTTACTAATGTCCATCTTAGTCACCAGTCCAATGTTCAACTCTAACTGGAACTACTATTGTGTTACCAACCTCTTGTGGTTTACTTGGAAAATGGTCTGTATTGTAATTATTCCACTTCTCACACAAATCACTGGCAATTCTCCAAGCATCCTTTTTGAGTTGTTCTATATCTGGCATATCCATTTTCATCGGTTGTTTGAAACCAAAAATTATAGTCATATATGTAGTTCCACGATTGGATGAAAAACCACGCTTATCTTGTTCTATTTTCAATACGGTCAATACCGGATGATTTATTTTATAGTGCATATCTGCCTTTGAAGGTGCAGTTGGTGCAACATCCATTGGTGCTTCTTTTAATTTATCTTTGAAACTATCTTGAAGATGTCTTCCTTCATTTACTAAATCTTTCATAGGATATTCCTTAATCAAATTGTGGATATAAACCTTCTGTTGCAATATAATATGGAATGTATGGTTTACCATTATACATATCACCTGTATTTAGATGTATTGGGTTTCCATGTTCATCTTTTGGTCTCAAATCTGGAACAGCAAAGTGGTCACGACCATCGCCACCAAATTGAAATCCAATCAATGAAAATAATGCTTCATGGTTTCTAACCGGTAAAACTTGTCCATTGCAATGTTCCCAACCCAACAAAACACGGTTGAATTGATATGGGAATTGCATTATTGCTCCAATGTAAACTTCCATACTATAACTCCATATATTAAATGTAAAATTACCACATATAAATATCAATCAAAACTAAAATAAACAGAAATCGCCAGACATAATCTGGCGACTTCGTAACTCCTTCTACACATGGCAGACGAGATTATTCCACAACAACCCATTTAGTTCCATTGAACCAAAGTGTTCTGGATTGATTTGGCCACAATGGATAATCGAGTGCTGTATCTGTTCCCCAATCTATATTTCTAATTGTAACAGTATTTGCAGTTGAGCCATTGAAAATTGTGACGAGCTGACCAACACTTGGACCCGTAGGGGAGACAATGTTGTAGTCCACCGCAACACGACTGACAACCCATCTTGAATTACCAGCGAGAGTTGTTGGTGCGACTGTATGGATTGTGACACTACTTGTTCTATGTTGTGGATTAACTTCCCATGAGATACCGTTTGTACCTCTTGTAGCATAAGAACCGACCGGTGCAGTTTCTCCACCTTCGAGAGCAAATAAGTTAATTGCACCTCGTTGGACATTGCGTGATGTAACCGTTGAATCCACCAGAAAGGTAGCGGTGTCTGCCTTAACAGAACGAGCAGCGTTTGTAGCAAAAGCCGATGTAGAAGAGAAGTCTGCATGATTCGCGTCAAGTGCAAACAATGATGTATCTGCAAACTTAGCATGAGTTCCGTTTAAGGAATAGAATGAAGTATCGGACTTAGCAGAGTGTGCAGCCGTTGAAGCGTAGGTTGCCAAGTCTGAAAGAGTTGCCTTACCAGCGGCTCTACTTGTATCTGAATATCCACTCGTATTTGAACGATTACTGACTGCAGTTGAGTCTGCAAAACCAGCAGTTAATGAACGATTTGCATTTACTGCATGTGCAGATTTATTTGAACTATCTGACAATTTAGCTCTATCGGATGTTTGTGAATGTTTTGCCTCAGCAGCTTCAAGCGCATAAGTTGAAAGAAGTGCATAAGGAACTGTTCTGATTTGTAATCTACCGAGTGTTACACCATTTACATAAGCATAAACAAAAAGTTTCTTACCGTAGTTATCAATTAGAATATTGTCTGCAACATTCTCGATAACATAATTGATAATACCATTGTTGATTTCAATATCAACATTCTCACGATACCAAAGTGCATTAGAATTAAGATGTGAATTTTCATCGAAAGAACTATCTGCAATATAAACAGAAAACTTCGAGTTAATATCTGTTCCAGCAGGTGCATGTGCTTGATACTGAATGTTTGTCCCTGCAAATGCATTGACTGCAATCAAAGTAAAGATTGCCAAAAAAACTTGTTTCATTTTTTCCTCATTGTTTAATTAAAAATAACTTTTGTTGAATATCCTTGTTTATCCCATGTTGTAATTCTGATATAGAATACACCACGATTTGGCAATGTAATTGTATTCGATACACCACCAATAGTTTGAATAACCACTTTACCGTATACATCCGTTACTTGTATTGATGCTATATTATCAACACCGAATGATACTACACCGTCTGGCGTTGGGTTAGGGTACGCCAATACACCAAAATTATTTGTTTCTTCTACGGAAAGTGCTACTCTGTTTGGAACACGAATACCGATGTGAAACTTATTCTTGTAACCTGCAACTACTTGTCCAAGTGTTGCATTACCATTACCACCACTAACGATTGATTTAAGTAGGTGTGGTTTGGTATCACTCGCAGTTAGTATGCCAACTGCGAGGAATAAGGCAATGATATATCTCATTGTCTAAACTCCTTTTGAAAATTATTAACTATACTAATATAAGAAATTTTAAGATGAGATCAAAGTAAAAATTAACCTGATGGGTTGGCATCACGAATTTTTTCTTTTATCCATTCATACGCTTCTTCATTGTGAGCATTAACTCTCCACTCTTTTACTACATGATAATCAATATCATGTGTTCCAAATGGACGAACATCACATATTTTAGCAACATGACCAGTTTCAAATTGAATATGCCATGCGACCTTTTCCACACCGTCAAATTCATCACCTGCATCAACGGTAAATGTTGGCTGTCCAAATGCCTTAACCAAGTGTCTATATTCACATTCCATAACGCCTACTTGTGGTGTCATTTTTACCACAATATCCTTACCCATTCTGTGTCTGGGATAACTCATAATAACCTCTTGTAATTATTTTTTCAATAATATATTTAGTAAAACTGTATTAAAATTCGCCTTTTAATAATAAACCTACGGCCATCCGTATAAACTCTATACCGATAGCAATAGGAAAGCCAATCATAAATGTAAATAGAATAGTAACAATAGAATAGAATAGATATACAAACGGTGTTACTATACCGTAAGCAAAAAACTCAAAAAACTTTTTCATAAAAACCTTTGGGATTATATTATTTTGTTAATTCATCAACAAGGAATCTATAATCAACATTACTCAAATTGATTAACCCCTTCACTATCTGTAAATCAATATCTTTTAATTTTCTTTGTATAAATTTTTTTAAACAATCTTTAATTAAAGGTGATATTGAATCTATAAATTGGTCTGTATTTAGATGTCCAATGTTATCTGAAAATAATTGTTCTTCATCTATGATACATAACAAATCATCATGCAATGATTTATCTATTTTTGTTAAGTCAATAACCGTTCTTGTATCAAAATTCATAGCTTTGAAAAGATGGTGAATTAAATTCCATGAAAGATATTCCAGTCAAATAAGAATATAGAAACGATTTTATTTGATCATCTGTCAAATCATTATCTCTATAATTTCTCAATTCCTTTTCAGTTATATTTACGCGGGCTCCATCTTGGGAATAAAATACCCAACCATTTGAAAATATAAATGGTATCATGTATTATTAAATTCCTTCTTCATCGAAGTCATCGAAGTCTTCTTCATCATAGTATTCTTCGTCATCATCATCGAAGTCATCAAAGTCATCGAAATCATCTGCATCTTCAATGTCAGTTTCATCCCATGCATCTTGATCATCGTACTCTTCCTCTTCTACTTCATCCCATTCCATTTCATCTTTTACATTATCTTCCATATCTTCAACTCCATTAAAGTATTTCATATAACCATGAACTGCATCCATGTAGTTTTCTGCAATAGAAAGTTTATATTGAACCCAATCTTCGAGTTGCATACCTTCGTCAATCATGTGATATAATTCATTAGCTTTTTCCATGATTGCTAGTAATTGAGCTTTAGCCATTTTACCTTCGCCTTCATAGTCATGGTTTTCGTTTATTTTATTGAGTTCATTGAATAATGCCTGCTCCGCAGCCAAAACTATATTATTAGCAACTTTATTCTTTTTTGGATTACCTTTAACCTTACCAGCAATTTTAACTGCCTCATAAAGGTCACCTGTAAGTTCTTTGATTTTTTTCTTTTGTTTTTCTTCTTTCAAAACACTAACCGTTTCTTCAATTATCATTTTCTTTATAGGATTCATTTGGCTCTCCAATACCTAATTTTTAGGTATACAAATATACTAAAATTATTCTAAAATACAAAGCAAATTATTCTTCATCTAAAATATCCTGCATACCACCGAATAAATAGTCAAGTTCATCATCACTTTCATCGCTTGGTATAAAGTCACTTTGTCCAACTCTTGTATCTATATCAACGAATGAATCGAGAAAAGCATCTTTATCCGGAGATATGTATGTTTTTCTCTTCATAATGGGTTCAACCATTGCAACAAATGCATTCTTTTCAGCATCAGTTGTTGGTTGTTTTACTTTATTTTTCAATCTCATAGTATCTTTTGGCGAATATGATGTTACTCTGTGACCGAATACATCCTCTTTCACCATATCAATAAGATAGTTTGCATCATTTATTTCTTTATACATCCTTTTACCTCGTTTCTTTTTTCTTCCAGCACAATGTGCCTTCTGACTAAATCCCTTTGGTCTTTTACAATTTATAGACTTCTTGTATTTATCAGACCACTTTTCTAATAGAATCGATATTTCATCATCAAATGTATTCATAGTAATAAATATCAGAGTCTTTTAATTGCATCTAAAATTTGTGGTGCCATTGGTTCTGGAAGATTATCTTTCGTGAACCAATTAACATCTTCATGTTCCCAATCTATCTTAACAAAAAATCTTTTTTTAACTGTATACAGAAATAAAAAATACATCCTATCATCTGCAAAGTATCTATCTATACAGGTCAATTTTGCATCACTTGGTATTTGGTGCGTAGTTTCTTCAAAGAACTCTCTACGAGCACACTCTTCCATTGATTCAAGACTGTTTACATTCACTTCGCCAGATGGAACTGACCAATGACCACCGAGATAATGTGCCTTAGATGTTCTCTTTGTTAAAAGAAATTCACCACCGGTGGTCACTACAAGAACACCAGATGCTCCTGGTTTTTTTATTTTAGAAAGTTCTTCTGGTGTTATATCATTTATATTAGCCATGTTTACTCAAAGATTGATTATATTTTCCGTTTTTTAATCTACTGTATATCATAATCAACTCGACTTCTGACATATCATCAAGGTGTTTTTTACCGACCACACTCTGACACCATGACATAAATTTCTTATCACCATCCCAAGATATTCCCATTTTATCTGCAATACTATGTATATCTTTTGGTGTCATCTTTGGTATGGAAAAATATCATTTAATTTTTGTCTTCTTTTGTTACAACCGCAATCTTCTTTACCGACTGCCTTAGCAACTGACTCTGCAACTCTGTCCAAACCAACTGCATTAGTAATCTTTGCAATAGTATCACCAAGACCCTTTGATTCTTGATTTTCTGTCTGTTGTGTTTGTTCACTCATAATAACCACCTTTTTATTAGTTTTACTTTAATGTAATTAAATATTTTAGTTTATTAAATTCAGCCAACATTTCGTCACGAATATTGAGTAAGTCTGTATCTGATTGTTGATTCAATACATTACTCAATCCAATAAGATATGATACAGTTTCGTCTATAAAAGATATAATATCCTTTTCATTTCTGTTGTATACTTTGAATTGTATAGCAGGAACTCTACCGTATTTCCCCATAAGAACTTCAACAAATGAATCGATTAAATCACCCATAGCATCATATGTCCCACCGTATGCTTGATGGCGTGCATATGATTTTGTTTGCCAATGGAAGAATCTTAGTTGTGTTTGAATAGCCACAAGTGTGCTTGCTATTTCATGCATGATAATCTCCAAAATTAAATAATGTATTCCCAATATAAATATAGTCTTAATCTCAAATAATATACTTTGAAATCATTTTAGAGTTATTAAGTGTATTGTGTTTGGCTCTTTCACCCCACTTGTATTCAAAATATTGATGACAGTTGTGTTCTTCCATTCGAGACTTATGTATTTGTTCATCTGATTTAGCAGAGACGGAAACGAAATGATAGAAGTGCGTAGAATAATCTCTTGACATTTTCATACCACTTAACTCACATTTCAAAAAGAAATCCCAATCTGCAACATACCCAGCTTGTGATGGATAACTTTCATCAAACCCACCTACTTTCAAAAAGTCTTTCTTGAACATAAGAATTGGAAAAGTACATCCAGAATCATCCATAGTATTTTTTGAGGACACCATTTCGGAATAATCCCAAAACTTTTCCACATCAAAACTATCGGGAGTTCTTCCCAAATCCTTTATGATAAATTGTCTGAACATACTTGGATATGGTTCTATTTGATTGGGTGATACAACTTCGTTCTCTAACATATTCATAGTCAATAGTTCATCCCAATTTTTAGGGAAAACATTGTCATCGTTCACTATTAGAATCTTGTTATGTGTAGAATTATACACACCTAAATTAGTGGCACGGCAAGTACCAACATTCTGTTCTAAATTAAGAACAAGTATGTTGTCACTATGTTTTTCCAGAATATCCTTATTAACATCGTATGTTCCATCAACAACTACAACTATTTCATTATCATTCTTTTGTCCTTTTATTGCAGATGTTAAACATAGGTCTAACGAAGATGGTGATTTGTAAGTTGGTATTATTACCGAAATCATAGACTACCCCAATCAACCAATGGGGAAACAAATGGATTTTCACAATGGGTGGAGTATCCTGGAATACAAGATATTAAATTAGATCCCTCTTTCCATAAATGAGTAAACTTTGTATGATCATAACCATCGTGAGTAACATCTGGTCTACAATATAACTTATGAATATCCCAATGAGTTTTAAATGTACTCATTTTTCCTGCATAGGTATTACAAGTAGATGGGGTTGATCTCCAATGTGATAGTTTACTAACGAGAATCTTAGACTGCAATGGATCATACATTGGTAAAAAGTATTTATCAGGATGGTCATATAAAGTAACATAATCAACATTAAACGATTGGAAAGCATCCATCATTACTAAATCCCATCCAGGTCTATGCATATAATCATCTTCAACTAAATAAACTATTGTGTCTGCATCTAAATCTTTTGTGACTACTGTTTCTAATAAGAAGTCAAAACTTGCATGGTCTGATCCTCCTGAAAACTCTATTACTTCATTTCCACGAAAATCTACATGATGGTTTTCCATTTTACCATCAAGACAAACGGTTATGTCTACATTATCGGTCATCAAAGAATCAAAACATTTTTGAAACGAAAACCATTCTGGTTTAACATCATTTTTTCTATCTGCAGATTTATTATTATGTCTAACAAATATGTGAATTGGTTTATTCATGGCACACCCACCTTTCAGAAATAATTGGTCTAATTGGATTCAAATTATTATCTATGCCGTATCGAGGATATAGATGTAATTTTGTTTCCTTACAATTTAAAAATTCTACCATATAAAATGTAGCCGTACTTACTGTGTGAAATTCTTTTGAATTTTCTATAACCTTACCCCAATCTAACAGAGTAAAACCATCGATGTAATCCATCTGTATTACTTTATTATTACTTTCTGGTGTAATTGATATTTTATATTTCAAATCAGGTGATGCAAAATTACAATTAACTAATGTATATTCTTCACCTTCTTTCAATCCTAATTTTTCATACAGTTCATTTTCTTTATCATAATTTCTATTCCACTTTAAAGTTTTCCATTCGGAAATATCTTCTGATACATAATGGTACTTTGCACCCATACAATCGAGTTTAATACCCATAGAACGAAGTATATTTTCCGCATTTAGAAAATCTATCTTTTCAACCAATGAATATATTGGTTCATTTCTATATTTAGACATTTCTATAAATGTTGTATTTGGTAGAACCAAATAATCTTTTATCCAAATATATTCATCGTTTACTGGCCAAATGACATCGTAATCTAATTTGGATATGATAGGTGATATGAAAAGAATATCACCTATCCCAAACGGTTGCATTATTATTATATTTTCTTTCATTGTATTACATCAACTGAATTTTTTTAAAATATGATAATGTTTCTGAGTTAAACATATTGGGTTGTAGTTTGTTTTTAATGCTACCACCGGCTTGATGTAAAACTTTAACCACTTTATTGTTTAGTATAAGTTCATCATTTACTACTTGAATTTCTTTCCAAGAATCCCAATGTGTCTTTTCTCCCCAAACATTTGATATACCATAATAAACATTACTATCTACTGGATCAAGCATCTTGTGTGTCCAATCTTCTTCATGCACCATTCTATTCAATATAGATTGTTCTTGGAATGGCATTATGTTTCCAAATGATAAATTGTATTCTATCCATTTCTCTAAAAAAGATTTATTAGTTACACCAACCAAACCACAGTTAAGATATGTGTCCCAACTATATTTTTCAAAAATAGCAGAATCCTTTCCTGCCTTTTTGAAATCGTTGTTATTTCGGACACCGATTATATCGTAGTTCAAATTATCTTCATCCAACAGTTCATCTAATTTTCCAGTTATTATACAGTCTGCATCAAAATGAACTACCATATCGTATTCATCTATCAACTGCATTGATATTGCAGGATGTACTGTTGTCCAATTAAAATTTTCATGTGAATCGAAAATAGTCTGTATCTGTTCCGAATTAAATACATAAAATGGTATATCCGGATGAAAGTGTTTTGCGGACTTCAATAATTTATCAGCACCTATTGTAAAAAACCAATCGTCAGAAACATGAGTACAAAATGCTACATTCATAATATCCTCTTTGATAAGTTAAGATAAACTGGACCCTGTTCTGAAAAAGTTGAATGTAAATCTTCGATTAACTCATTTTCATCTTCTGGTCTTTTATATTGTATGTTTTCAAAATATTTTAATATATCATCATCGTGTCCCCAATGTGTAAACCCATCGTGTGAATAGTCTTTATCTCTTCCAGATGCAACTAATTTTATATTTAATTTTTCACGATTAACATAATTGCGTATTAACTCCATTGGTCTGAAAACTATAAATGGTGTTATACTATATGCAATAGGAATCTTTCCAGTATAAGATAACCCAACACACATACCAATCATCAGTTGTTCCGATGAACCACAATTTATGAAATTGTTTGGATATTTTTCCTTGAAAGAATCGAATAAACCATACCCTAAATCAGCAGTTACCAGAATTATGTTTGGATTTTTTTCTACTTGATTTTCTAAATATTCTACAAATCTTTTCCTCATAATTAAAACCAAGATAGTTGATTAAAAATTTCCAATTACAATTCTATACCAATCAACAAATTTTATAGTATATTTTTCATTAGAGCTGAAAGGGAAATATTTACTATAAGCCGTAAATACTTCTGGCTTATTCGTGTCATCCATGAATATCATTCCACGAGTGCCTTTCAATAAATCTAAACTGAAATCAATATCTATGATAACATCTTCATGTATATGAGAACCGTCAATCATTATGGTTTGTACATCATTCAATTTTATATTAGACTTAATAAAGTCTGCAGTTGTCATTTCGTAATGAGTTATATTTGGCAAGTTCATATTTGATAAAGCAACTTCTCTTATATGAGGCATTGATTCGCCTCTATTTTTATGTGAAATCCAAGAAGTAAAACCATCTTCTATAAATGGATCAATTACATAAAAATGTTTTTGTGGAAACTCTAATGCCAAAGAACGGACTCCCTCACCATCAAATGCACCTATTTCCAAATGATTCCCACCAAAAGTATTCAGTTCATATTTCAATACTTCATAGTTAATTGGACTAAGCATTCACTATCTCCTTTATTTTATTTTTTAATTCTGTTAATATATCGTTATTTGCACTCGTATAGTGTGCAGCCAATTCGTGTTTCCAACTCAAAAGTTCACTAACATCTGTCTTATGGATAACAACATTTTCCAAAAACGATTTTAGTCTTTTTTCCAATTTATCACAATCAACCGATTGATATGCAGACCAACCATTTATATTACAATGTATTGTTATATTTTCTACATTAGAATCACTTATGAATCTAAGAGATTCCCATATCGAACCTTCTGCACATTCACCATCTGATATTACACAATGAACTGTTATATTTTTATTACCAACTGCAATACCAGTTGCAACGGTTATACCTAACCCAAGACTGCCAGTAGCAACATCAATATAGTTATCAATATCTCTATCTGGATGAATACCATGTTTAACTAACAACTGTTCAGCATCAACTCCATAAAAATGTTCCAATACAACATACAATGCCAATCCAGCATGACCATTTGATAGTACAACTTTATCATCCACTCCCTTCTTAGAATAAATGTCAAACAATATTGGTAGTGTAGTTAAACAGCTACCGAGATGTCCGAGATTATGTTTTACGCTTATATCAACAAGTCTATACATTAACTGATAAACGATTGGTTCTCTCATTGAAAAAACTCCTTAATGTTTAAAGATTACCAATAAACCTCTATGGCATCTTTCGTTTGGTAATGTTGATTTGTTGAATAATACATGATGTAAATTACTATTCTTACATTCTTCAAGAATTTCAAGAAGATTTGGAAAACTACCATCTATTTCTGGAAACAAATTAACATCATGGTAAATCAATATTCCATTTGGTAACAATAGATTATCATAAACATATCTGAACCATTCGTTTGTGTGATGATGGTCTGCATCTGACAGTATGAAATCATATTTATCTTTGGTTGAAAATACAAAATCCTTTTCATCCGATGTAACAATGTTAATCTTTTCACCATACCTTTCTTTAACTTCTATTGGCATAGCCCTTCCGAAATCAATCCAATTATCTACTAATGTATAACTTGGATTATTGCCATTGTAAGCAATCGCCTCGAGTATATTATCTGTTGCTCTACCACCACCTACACCAAGTTCTAATATTTTTTCTGACTTATGTGATGCAACTAATCCTGCAACTAAATGTGCATGACAGACATCAATCTTTACATTTTCATTATTACCAAACATACTAATCTCCAATTTTTAATTTATGTAATTCGTTTAGTCCATCTTCAAGACTATACTTTGGAAAATATTTATACTTATCTTTCAACTTTGATATATCAGCAACCCAAGATTTAATCGTATCGAATGTTCTCATTTTATCTTCTATTAAATTAACATCAATACTATAACCGAATATATCACTTAATATATCGTAAACCTCTTTGTTTGTCCATTGACTGCCAAAACCTATATTAACAACATCACCCTTAATCATTTCGGAATCAGAATTTGATATTACTAAAAGAGCATCTACAAAGTCATCTATGTAAATAAAATCATGTACACCGGGTGATATTGTTATGGATTCTTTTTTTACAAATTTATCAAATAATGTTGGTATAAATCTGTGTGATTTTTCATAAAGACCATATACTGAAAAGGGTCTTACCGTAACTATCGGTTTGTTATATCTGGATGCAAATCCTTTACATAACATTGTTCCAGATGATTTTGTTGCAGAGTATATTGTATTTGGTTCTAAATAATCATCCTCTGACATGGGTTTGTTTTTTGTTCCATACTCAGATGATGAACCACAATAAACAAATGCCTTGTAATTTACATCTTTCGTTTGTTCAAGTAAGTTGTAAGTAAACATGACATTCGACTCGAACATAGAATCTTCATCATAGATTTCAGCAGCAAAATGGAATATGTAATCCGGATTAAATGATTTAATTTTTTTTACCAAACTGTAATCTCTTTTTATTTCCATTACATCACAGTTGATAAACCTTTCAAGTAAATGTTTACCGAGAAATCCAGTTGATCCGGTTATTACAATTTTTTTATTTTCAATATTATGCATTTTCGCCAAACACCATGAAAGCATTATTCAAATCAATACCAGATGTGAATATGTTTTTATACCCTTTATCTTCCATATAGTCATGTATTATCTGTGGTGTAAATATATTCAAGTGTTTTAAGTTATTCCAAGGTCTCCAATAGACTTGTGAATAATCTGGAAGATACAAAAACAATACACCGCCTGATTTCAATTTAGTTGTCCAGTAATCCAAAACATCAACCCAGTTATTAAGGTGTTCAAGGCAGTGTGAAGAAAATACATAGTCCAAATTATTATATGGAATGTTCATAGCATCCCATTCATTTATCACAGGATCAATTGGATGTGCTCCCGGAAAAGCCCATTCTTCTCTATTACATCCAATATCAACACCCACTCCTTTACAAACTTGTTGTGCATAAGGTATTGCAAATCTTGAAGCATAACCTTCACTTTGAAACTTTGGATAGGTTTTTCCTTTATATGTTATTGTTTCAATCATGGATTTCCTCGTAAAATTTGTTTTGATTTTCTTGACGGTCTATTGTTTTTGAATGGAATAAACAAAATTCCTTTTCCTCTGGAAAAGCAGAATATGTTTCGTATCCTGATAGTCTTTCGTGTACTTTATTTTTCCAAACAATTTCTTCTTTGTTTTTGTATATTCGTGTTTGATAATCTGGCCAATTTATTCTACCAATTTCATCAACTCTCCAACCCCATTTTTTAATATGTTCTTCTGTTATACCATCCACTAAGTTCCATCTTGGAACCAAAAACATATCAACATCATTATCAATGAGTAGTTCGTGTAAATTATCTATCATGTCTCCAGACGGAAGTTCATCTGCATCTATATTGAATATCCATTTTTGTGTACAATGACTTTTCAAATTGTTTTTGAATTGTGCAAAATCTTTATCTAATGGAAATTCTATAACCTTAAAGTTTTTTATAGTATCTCTGTATGAATCTATAACACTTCTAACAGCAGATGTAACGGCCATCGTGTCCATTTGAACAACTATTTCATCATCATCTTTTAATTTATCTTTAAGAAATCGCAACAAAACATTCAAATCCATGTCTTCATTACAGGTGGTAATAGTATATGAAATCATTTTGTATCTTCTCCAGAAACCGGTGTTATTTTTTTAAGTTTAGGTAAATTGATAGAAACTTGTTGTGCAAATTTAGGCAATCTATCATTTAGTATCTTAATAAATTTGTTATGCATTTTTTCATATGACCAAAGATTTTCAACCTCTCTAACGGATAACTTAGAGTTTCTTAAAAATTTAGTATAGTTGTTAAAAACATCATACAATACTTTTGATGCGTCTTGATAGTTTACAGTAAACCATTGTGTTCCTGCGTTTATTACACTCTGCCAAACTGCACTTGGATGGACGGGTTTTAATTCACCTTTCAAATGAGTGTGGAAATTCTGATTAACAAAGTCTACATGACCACTCCATCCTGAAACAATGATTGGTTTACCACTTGCCATAAATTCAGCAATAGGTCTACCGTAACCCTCACCTTTTGTAAATGAAACAAATGCCTTAACTTTCTTGTGATTGTATAGAGAGTTCATTTCTTCATCAGTCAATTCACCGTGAATAAGATATATGTTTGGCATATCAGTTTTTTTAGTCATTTGTTTTATCAAATTTATCTTTTCAATAACTCTACTTTTATCAGTTGTTGAAAATGTTCCACATGATGTCTTTAATAAAAGAGCAGGTTTTTTAGGTTGACCAGAAAATGTTTCTATGAATGTATAAATCAAACCAGATATGTCTTTTCTATCTTGTCCAAAGTCACCTTTAAGCCAATGTCCTACAAAAAGAAATGCAAAATCTTCTTCCATTTGATTAAGAGTTTCTTCTATACCAGAGTTCATTTCGATTGACTTATTGTAAATATCCAATCGAACACCTTCGTGTAAAACTTCAACAGGTGTTGTAAGTTTCAAAATATCAATAGCAGTATTTGTAACTTTATCGTGTTTAGTATATGATGTTTCATCAAAAACTTTTTTAGCGTGTTTCGATGGAACTATAACTAAATTCATTTTATTACAACCATCAATCCATTCTGGAGAACAAGCATCTGTTTCAACTCCAGCAGTAATACCAACATTATACTTACCAACAGGTTGAAATTCATTTGGTATAGTACATTGCATCCAAATATCAGGTTGTCTGTTTAATGGTTCTGTCCTCACCAAATCCAATATAAGTTTATCATCTTGTTTGTTTGGATTCAATGCATTCATTGGAGTATCGCCCCAATTTATTGAAATGACACTTATATTAAACTTATCCATTTTTATCAAGGAAAGTAACAAATCTCTTGCGTGGGATCCATAACCACTCATTGTAGCAACCGGTCCACAAAATACTAATTCTGGTCTATAATTCATATTGTAATCCTTAAACTTTGTATAATCCGTAACGACTTCTTGGGTTGAAGTTGTTCAAACAATTATTTATACTTTCTACTATTCTTTTACCCATATTCTTACTTTCCATTCCAACCTTTTCATCCATCATATATTTACGACCTTTCAATCCTGCAATCTTTCTGTCTTCCTTTGATGTCTGATACCACTCATAAAGTGCCTGACCAATATCTCTGAAATCAGCTCTGTCATCGAAAATGTATGGAGTTGGAACAGAACCTTGAACTGATATATTTGATGGCCACACGGGCTTAACCCATTCACCATGTTGTAAATGTCCCCATTCATCCTTTCTATGCAAAGTATGTACTTTAATGTAATCATCTTCTGTAAAATACTCATTTGTTTCTGGATTGATAAAACCACATTGGTCTTGCAATCCACCTGTAACATTCACCACAACAGGTGTTCCAGATATAATAGATTCCGCAGTAGCAAGTCCAAACCCCTCATTTGAAGCCATGTTGATAACAACATCTGCATTATTGTAAAGGATATTCAACTTTCTTGATTCTATAATTCTATCATCAAATAAAACTTGATATTCATTACACAATTCACCAACAAGTGAAACCAAATCTGTTCCATTTGGATCAATAGGTTGGGTATGCATAAATAAAACACAATCTTCTGCCGCATTACCACCGTTCTTGTCTACGAGTTGGCAAAAATGTTTGTATGCAAGAACAACATCTCCTGGATGTTTACGATGAATATTTCTATTGTTCCACATAACAACAAACTTATTAGGATTTTCACCACGAATTTTTTTACTTTCTTCTTGTAGTTCATTCCAATCATTATGTTGTTCTGTTTCATTTGCATTTATTGGATAGAAAATATTTGAATTGATTCCATGTGGTACATAAGTAATTCTACCATTAGATGTACTTTCACCTATTCTATTGAATATTCTATTATTTATACCATAAGTTTGTTTTGAAATCGCCATTAACAAATCACAACTAGCATACGCATCTTTATTCCACATAGGATCAGTTGCAGTATTTCCAATCAATCCTGCACCATCCCATATATTCAAATAAAGTAATGGAATATATTGACGAATTTCATGTTCCATATTATACAACCATCCCCAAAATCTTGGATCAGTAAAGTGTAATATTGCATCTGGCTTTTCCATATCAATTAGTCTTCTCAAAGTCAATGGATCACCATATCCATCGTGTGCATATATCTTAGATGACGCATCTGGAACACCTGTTATTTGTGCAGCATCATCTGATAAATCGAAAATCTTTCCTTTATCTGGATGATTTATAGCGGCACCTAATTGAACCCAATCAAATTCTTTTATAGTATTCAAAACTATATCTCTCGATACAGTTGCAATACCAGATGTAAGTCTCAAATCATCTGACAGTAATAATATCTTTTTCTTTGCCATGTGAAACCTTTATATGTTAAAAAACTTTTGTGTTGTAGTTGATGAAACACCGTTCATGTTAATAAGCATTTTACGGTATGGTTTGAATTTGTAACCCATTTGTTCTAACGAAGAATTAAACCAATCTTCCGAGTAACTATCTTTATTTCTTTTACCGTTTGAAACTATTGTTTGTATATCACGAACAAAGTTATCAAGTCTATTCATATCTCTTGTTAATCGTATCAATCTTAATCTTCGTCTGTTATATTCTTCTTCATCTTTTTCTAATCTTTGAATCTCTAATATAAGACTTTTTAATGAATTTTCCAAATCATTTATATCATAAGATAAAACTAATTCAGCAAATTCCGTTCCCTTGAACAAATCAATGTATGTTTTATCGTAGATTGGAATAGTCATCAAGTTCTTTTCTATCTGTGCATATTCAAATCTTGGTGTGATAAACATTCCAAAGAAAGGCACTTTTGTATTTGTTGTTGATATACTAAATCTACAACCAGTTAAAAAGTCCATCATACTTTCCATCGTGTATGTTCCAGCAAGTATCATGGGTTTGTGGTTATCGAAAACTTTGAATACAGTTGGATCCAAATCATAGTCTGGTAGGAATGTATCACTAAAAGTTTTACGAGAAACATTCGCGTGTTCTGCCAATATCTTTACATGATTAAAATAATTTTCAGGTGAGTATGTGTTTCCAATGTGAACCAATTTCTTACCAGACAGGTCTTTCAATCCCATCTTACCCATTGTTTCTACTATTGGTTTGAAGTTTCCATGTCCTTTGAATTTGGCGTAGTAAGCACATTCTGAAATGTATGGTAATTCTTTTTTATTTTCCCATGATTTCTCAATCCACTTGTCATAAATACTCATGTCAATATAACCACCGACTTGAAAAGTATAGTTGGAAGTTCCTCTCATTCCAATATATTCTTTCAAGGCATCTACAAAGAATGGTGTGTATGTTAAGTAGTAATCACTATATTTTATGAATGCCGGAACACAAATGGTATTGAAGTGCATGCCTTCATACGGATATATCTCGTGGTCAAAGAATGCAGTTATAGTATTCAACTTACAATACATCTTTGCCAATTCAATCAGTCTTTCTCTATGTTCTGGTTTTCTTTTTTGAATACCATCAACATCGTAGATAAATTTGTTTAGATTCAAAACAACAATATCATAACCCTCTAACTTATTTTTCAATTCAGTTATTTCCATTTCGGAAATATCTATACAGTTCTGATATTCAGATTTGAAATTGTTTGTTTCACTTGGATTGAAATAAAATGTATCAACACTATCAAGTGATGATATATTTTTAGTGAATGTATGTATTCCCCTATAAACTGATAGGTCAATGATTGCTAATTGAGCTATTTTCACGAAACACCTAAACTTCCGGTTAAATGATTAAGAATTAGTTTTTCTATCAATCCACTCAATTTATATCCATTATCATGGCAATATTTTACCAATTCTTCTTTGAGTTGATTTCGTATTTGAATACTGGAGTATTTTGATTTTGCGTCCACAACATTCTCTAATGATTAAACATATACATATAAGTATGTAATAATTTTAGAAAACATTAGAAAATAGTAGATTTATTTTTAGAACGGTAAAGTATTTCTTTTTTCTTTCGGACAGAGTTCTTCTTTATTATTAAACTCACAGTATTTACAATTTGAATAATCACGACCAGCTTCTGGTGTTTGTATAACATCTAAACGATATTCACCTTCTTCTGTAAAGTTTGTTGTGATAAACTCTGCAATTTCTTTTTTAATATTGTTCTGCGAAACTTTGCCGTTGGATGGTTCAAATCTTTGAACTCTCTGTTTCATTGCTTCATATTCAGCATCTTCCATTATTTTACGGCGAAGAATTAAATACTCGATATGTATTTCTTCGGGACTAACACCGTATTGTTTTGCATAATATGTTTTGTAAAGTATCAACTGTGATGTTTTTACTTTATCTGTCTTTGCATATTTGTTCCAACCATTTGTGCTAGTTTTGAAATCATATATGTATATCTCACCGGTCTTTGTATTTCTGATTACCAAATCAAGAAACCCAACTAATCGTACCGTTGGATGACTTTCAAGTGGAACTATGTTTAGCGGAACTTCTATACCAACCAATTCATAATCTTTCTTTTGAAAGAAATCTGCACGATGTGCTTTAAACCATTGAAGAATTTGAACACCATCGGAATAGTATTCTTTCAACTCTTTATCATTTGAGAAATGAATACCCTTTGATTCTTCGAGTAATTTTTTATATTCACCACGAATACCAGTGTGTAACATTTCATCGAGGTCAAGTTTATTTGCCTCAACTATTGATTTCTCATAAATGTTTTTCACATACTCTTGTAACACTTCATGCATTACTGTTCCGAAAAGGGCAGCAGTTGATGGTTGAAATGTATAGTGTTTATCTATGTAATTGAGTTTCCATCTATTAGGACAGACTTTCCACATTTGATATTGTGAGAAAGATACTTTACGATTAGGCATTCATTTTTTTCACGGTTAATGGTACAAATAAATTTACGATTGGTAAACCACCGGTAACATAATAGACACCGATGAATTTTTGTTTTGCCATACGCAATAGTGAATCTATATTTAAAACATTATAGTTCATAGAATGTTTTATCATATTAAACACATCTTTATTTTTTGCTTCAAGAGAGTTTGGATTATTTACATATTCATTTACACTATCTGTTAAATTCAGTATATTGGATCCATTGACTTCACCAACATAAAGATTTTTAGTTTTAACCATCCTTTCAGTTTTGTTCAAGTCTGTATAATAAAATACTCTTGGAACATCTGAAATTTTGTAGTCATTATTTGTCCAAAAAGATTTATTTTTTATAGCAATTTGAGGATCAAGTATTACTGAATCACCCATTTCATTTTGTGTATAATGATATAACTTAACTGATCCAGAAAGTGTAATCTCCTCTTTAATCAAATCTTTAAGCTTCACCAATTTTCTCCCATTCAAATTCATTATTTCCAAAGTGGCCTTTCTTTGCCGTTTGTAAATAAATAGGAGTTTTTAATTTTAATCTTTCTATTATTTTACTTGGTGTCAAATCTTGTTCTGTTAAATTTCCAAGACCATATTCCTTTCCTGTTGTTGGATCGTAGATTCTATATGAAACTGGATATTCTTCTCCGATTGCATAAGCAAGTTGAACCTTAATCTTCTTTGCTTCTGGATTTTCATTCAGAGTTTTCTTGGCAATATATCTTGCCATATAAGCGGCACTTCTATCAACTTTACTTGGATCCTTTCCAGAGAAAGCACCACCACCAATCTCACAATCAGCACCATATTGATCAACAACAATCTTTCTACCAGTCAATCCACAATCCGAAATAGGTCCACCAATATTCCATTCACCGGCAGGATTGATAAAATATCTTGTATTTTTTGTGAACAAACTTCTAAGACTTGATGGTATTTCTCTGAATACTTCTGGTAGTATCATTGAATGAAACATAGTTTGTAATCTTTCCAAGTTGATTTTTTCACTATGACACATAGACATAACAACATTATCAACGGAAACGGCTCTACCATTTTCAAATACAATAGATACTTGACTCTTCATATCAGGACGAAGAATATCTTCATTCTTATAGTGATTTTTAACAAGTTTGTAAGCAACATCGATTAGTTTCTTTGCTAAGTAAATTGGTATTGGCATTCCATTTGGTGTTTCTCTTGTAGCGAATCCAAACATGATTCCTTGATCACCCGCAGTTGTGATTTCACCTTTATCAACTGCACCGTTTATTTCAGGTGATTGTGCACTCAAATTAAAATGTATGTTGCAGGTATAACCATTAAAACCAATTTCTTTTGTAGTATAACCAATATCACAAATAGTTTTACGAACTATTCCAGTCAAGTCCACTTTTGATAAAGAAGCAGTTGATGTTATTTCACCAGCAACATATACATCAGTATCTTTTACCATCACTTCACAGGCAACTTTTGAATTTGGATCCTTACTTAAATAAGCATCCAATACTGCATCTGAAATCTGGTCAGCAATTTTATCAGGATGACCAGGTGAAACATATTCCGAAGTCCATACATATTTACTCATTATTTACCCCACTTACCAGATTGAACAAGTTGTGCAATAATACCATATACAGAAATATCTTTGAATGTATCATCAAGACTTTCACCAACGGCATCTTTTGATCCAAACATAATCATTTGTTTGTATCGATTTATTTTATCATTTAATCTGAAAAACAAACCTTGTAGGGAAAGTTTACGGTCTTCCTCTCTTTCAAGGGAACTACCCATTGATATATTATCGGGTCCATAATTACTTTGTTTTGCACAAAACAATTCATATTGTGCCTGTTGAATACGCTTAAATTCCGCAGTCATAACAGGAAATTTCTTTTCCATTTCACCCACAACTTCTGATTGTTTCATACTTAAATCTCTTTCGGTAATTGCCATTTTAGTATTCCTCATTTTACAGTCTTTAATTGTTTTTCAAATTTTTTAATATCTGCTTCAGGTGTTCCATATTGTTTTAGTATATCAATCAATTCATCTGGATTTTCTTTTGCCAGATATTTGATATACCCATAAACTTCGTTCCTTCCCAATTCATAATGGTTACAAAATACCGATACCATTTCTGGTTCAATATCTATTTTGTTTTTACCTTTTATGTATTTGAGAAAGAACGATTTTTTTGGGAGGACATCATGTAAAAGTTTATAGTAATCCTTTGAAGATAGTATTCCATTTGAATATGTTTGAAACTCATTTATGGCTTCAACAAATTCAGGTTCCATTGAAAAGAAACGAGCAATCATATAGTTGCTCCAAGATTTTGTATCTTCTTCGGATAGTTCTTCCCATTTCGTTTTACGAATGGTAACACCTTTTATGTGATCAAATAAACTTTTTGCCATGATAGTCCTTAATCATTAAGTTGTTGTCTTTTACTTGGTAAAAATTCATCGTTAATATTTCCACATTCTAAACAAGCATAAGTTGGAATTGGAATAATACCTTCTTGTCCTGTTGGTGAAAGCAATGCAGAAATCTTTTTAAAGAATGTAACTTCGTGGAAAAATTTATTTCCACACTTTGAACAAGAAATATCACTTGCTTGATTCAAGTCAATGTTCACTTGTTGCTGTTGTTGTGGTACTTCACTACCACCATTGATGTCATAAATACCCATCATTTTCTCCTTTGTTCAATTTCCATAATAATTTGAATAAACATAGCCATGGCATTTATTTCATGGTCTACAACAAAACTGTCTTTGTATTGTGCTTCTGCAATAATCAAAATGATAGTTGAAACAAAACCATTGGCAAATGTATCAACATTATCATATAGATAACGAAACATCTGATTAAAGTCTCTGACATGATTATCAGCAAGTAACTGACGAATACCATCGAACTTTTCTTTTTTACTTTTACTTGATTTCAGAACATCTAAAATAGATGAAAGATAATTATGTTCTACCAAAGTTGTTTCATCCAATTTCAAAACACCACCGATAACACATCTTTGAGTTGTGTTAATCACACGGCGAATATCTGGATAAGATTGATTGATGATTGTTACAAGACTATCTTTCTCATACTTTACACTTTCACCATCAAGAATTTTTACAAGATGTGATGCAACTTCTTTCTTTGACGGTGGAACTATATTGAATATCTGACAACGAGACTGAATAGGATCGATAATCTTATCTACATAGTTACAAGTCAAAATGAAACGAGTTGTCTTACTGAATGTTTCGATAACATTACGAAGTGCTGCCTGAGCATTCGGTGTCATGTAATCACATTCATCAAGAATAATCAGCTTCAATCCACCGAAACCAATCGAAGAAGCAAACTGTTTGATTTTATCACGAACAGTATCTACCGAGTTTTCATCGGAAGCATTGATATAAATGTAGTTATCTTTTGCAATAGTATTTGCAACAATCTTAGCAAGTGTGGTTTTACCACTACCAGCATCACCATAGAGTAGTAAGTGAGGAACATCATTCGTGTCAATATACTGTTGAAATGTTGCCTTTACCGTATCATTGCCAACATAAGTGTCAAGTGTCTGTGGACGATACTTTTCATTCCAAATTGTGTGTGAGGGGTTAAACATAACATACCTTAATGATTGATAATTTCATATACTAATATACAAAATTTCTAGATAAGATCCAAAACATTTCTAAAAATAAAGGTTGGCATTAAATATAAAATAATGCCAACCTAATAATTTTATTGAATTATATTGTGTATAATTTAGCCATTGTATTCCTCATACTTAGGACCAAAATTAAAGCTATCTGCTTGTATATTTTTTAGTGCCCATTTTATTTCAGACTTTCCAATTTTATTGTTATTACTGGCCATAAAAGTTTCCTTGACAATTTTTGGGCCACCTTTGAATGAAGTAAGGAGGTTGAAAGAACAATCAAAAACACCATTAACGGTAGCTGGTGATCCTTCGAGTGATACCAGATTATTGTAATTACACATAAATGTTTTGCAAGATGATGGAGCACCTTTCAAAGATTTCAAAGAATTACCTGAAACATTATATCGCCCACCAACTTTTTTTGGACAACCTTCCAATGATATTAGTTTTGTATTATCGCTAATTTCAACATCACCATCAACAACTTCTGGTGCACCTTTCAATGATTTTATTTGAGTTCCCTGACACATAAAATCACCATGAACTATTTTCGGAGAACCCTCTAATGACAAAAGAGTGGAATTTTTACAAATAAAGTCTCCCTTTACTTCGCCAAATTTAACAAGAAGTTGTTTCATTCCTGTTTTTTCAAGATGTAATCCAACATTCACATCTACCGTTAAATCTGCATTTATTTTACAATATTTAAGAGGAATTGACATTTCTTTAAGAGCAACTTTCACTTCTTGTATTGTTGTTGGAAAACTTATCTCTTTTAATACTACATTCTCCGCAAATCCAGTTCTGAATTTGTCTTGAATGTTTCTACCTTCTTGTACCAGATCTTTCATCTTTATCATATTATACTCCGAAAAAAAATACTATTTGTATACCATATAAATATAATCTATTTTTGAAAAACAAAGATTGGCTCTCTTTTATACCCTGCACCCATGACGGCAGATAGTATCAGTTGTAGGGTATCGGTGTGAGTAAAGCCAACTAAGTTGGCATACTTTATAGTCATTTCTTCGAGGTCTTTATACTTTGGTGTGTTGGCTATGTTGATTAACATATAGCCACCTTTTTTAAGACCATGATAACAATTCCGAAATGTTCCTTGAAGAAATCCAGAACCCCAATCTTCTCTCGTTGGAAACTTATTGTATGACTGTGTTTCTTCATCTGCATATTTCTCTGTATCAAAATATGGTGGTGAAGTGAAACATAAGTCTAATGTTTCTGCCTCTGGAAGATAGTCCTCTGAACCCATCATGTTTAATTGAATATCTTTCCCAAGATAATCAAAGTCATCACGAAGTTTACAAAGTCCTTCAAATGTTTTCGTAGATGGTTCTGTTCCGATATAAGTTTTGATGTATGGTGATGCAAGAGCACCAACCAATCTTCCACCCCAACCACAAGACATATCCCACATTACACCATCACCACCAAAGTTTTTATAGATGACACCGGCTGCTGTTGGTCTGAAATTAGAAACACCTTGAACACCAGAATATATTTTAAGTGATTGACGCAAACGGTTTTCTTGAAAAGTACCACCCCAATGTTTTGATAACCATTTCAAACATTTACGAATAGTCATTTTGAATGTTTGGTCATTCAGAAAATTATCCATAGGAGACATTTTAGAATTGCCACACTTTACTTCCATTGCATGAGGAAAGTATGACCACGCCAATCGAAGTCCGTTCATGGTTTGAATTATATCACCGTCTTTGAAAATAGAATCATAATCAAACTGTTGAAGTTTTCTCATGTGTTCATGTTTTTCTTGTTCGGTGATTTTCATATACGGATAACCATGTTTGCGGTAATACTGAAAGATACAATCAATAGTATCATCCAATTCTCTTTTACCGGCAAAGTATTCACCCGTTTCTTTCCACAGACGAACTTCTAGCGGATCAACATCAAAAAATTTACTTAAACTATCACTATTGGGTTTCATATTATGGTTTCCAAAAAACAAAAATCGGCTCGTGCTTAAACCAGGAACCATTAAACAAAACTTTATTTGTTAATCTTTCAGGATCGGAATTACCAATCATCTTTGTCATCAACATACCAATCTTACCTTTATATTCCATACCAAGTGATTTCAATATCTCGATGGAATCTTCTTCAAGATGTATTGTTTTATTTGCAGATACTTTGATATTTGCAATGTTCCAACAAAGGTATCTATCATTCTTCAAATATCTAAAAGCAGTTTCAAGTGTTGGACGAAGAAAGTTATCTCTCCAATCTGCATATTCTCCATGTGATTTGTATGATTGTGTATCATCATCTGAATACATTTCACGATTGAAATATGGTGGTGATGTGAAAACAAAATCCAACTTACCTTCATACTTTTGGAATTTAGGATTATGTTGTATCAATTCAGAACCATCTTGGAAAACTTCGTATGTGTGGTTTTCTTTTACATCAAAAAATCTTGACGATAGAGAACTTCCTTTTTCACCAATAGATTTCAAATAAAAATCAGCAAGATATTCATAACGAGTAATTCCCAAATCAGGAATAGAATTATCTGTATTTGGATCCGTTCCAACATAATGTATAGGACGACTTACAGACATAGCACCAAGTATTCTACCACCCCAACCTGCACTTGGATCATATACTGTAACAGTTTCACTTGCAGGAATATGTTTTGTAAAATGCTCATACAAAAACTTTGCAGTCATTGGTGGAAAGTTTACAGCTGGTTGTGAGAACGAAATACGGAATATCTGGAATGCCTGTGGAAACAGTTTCACATTCTTATCAAATACACGAACAAGGAATACATTTACTCTTGGTTCTTCACCATCTTTTTTAATCATAAATGTATCGGTGAGTTCATCTATATCACCAAGATAGAATGTCATACTTTCATCAAGTATTCCATCCTTAACAAATTCACGAATTTGATCGGCTTTGATTGTAAGATACTTTGTATATTTTTTGTTGTATGTTTCAAGGGTACAAGATATTTTTGAAATACGCAATCCTTGTCCATCGAATCTACCATCACCGTTCTTGAATGCTAAAAAGAAATCTCGAAGTGTTTCTCCCTCACGGAAGTATGGATTTTTAATTTGATTCGATGAAATTGATTTACTGTATAAATACATTGAGTCATTGTAAAGAGTTCTTTTCATAACATGACTGAATGTATCTTTCATTTCATCAGTAAAGAAGTCATAGATTGATCTAGATGTATCTTCTGATGTTCCACTGGCAATTTTTGTTTTCAACATCGTTGGAAAGAATTGATTAGCAGCAGAACCGTTTTTAGAAAAATTGGCAATGACGCCGATGATGTCAGCGTCATTACCTTTTTCTGGACTATGAAAAATCTTTGATGTATTGAATTGACGGAGTTTTGAAAATGACTGAACGATTTCTTCCTCACTTCTGCCAACGAGTGGCGGTTTGCCGTTTTCGTCCCAATCTTTCAAAAATCTTTGACGCAATTCTTCTACCCATTCTGTGAATTTATCCATATCGTATGAAACCAATTCACCGTATGTTATATTTGATGGCCAAGATAAAACATCACTTTTTTCATAGAAATATTTTTTCATTAGTTATTATCCAATTTTACTAAATAATACTTTGCTTCAAAGTCATCAATATCAAATTCAACTTTTGCCAAACCTTGTGAAGAAACTTTAATACTTCCACCATTGAGGTCTTTGTTAGCAGCAAGAATACCATTGAAGTATTTTGCAGAGAAACTAATTGGATCAATATCACCATTAGCATTACATTCAATATCAATAGAGATACGATTTGAATTTGTGTTTGAATAACCAAGAACAATCTGATATTTGTTTAGTTTCTCGTTCTTCAATACGGTGAACTTTTCAATATCAGATAAAGCAGATTTTGCCTTAATGAATTTATCAATAAATTCTTTTGTAATTGTAATATCCAATTCAAAAGGTGGCAATTCTTTGAGGTCTGGTGCAGGTGGAATAACTGCAAGGTCAGCCAACATATAATTCACAGTAGTTGATTTATCATCAATAGTCAATGAGAATGCCTTATCACCAGCACCATTAACTTGAAAATTTACTGTGTTACCAAGAACACCCAACAAACTTACAAGTAGGTCTGTATTGTAAACCCCAAACTTCCAAGCATCACCTTGAAAACTTTTTAACTTAACTTCGCCCACAACACACTTATCATCGGAAATAAAACGAGTAGATAGACCACCGTTCACATTCCAAGCAACAGATTGAATCAACTTACCCAAGTGATACTTGCTGATAAAGTTGAGCAACTTTGATTTTTCCATAACAGAAATCCTTAATGATTAGAAAATAATGTATACAAATATACGAAAAAAATTTGAATTATCAAAACGAAAAAAACTTTTGTGCAACTTTTTTATTCTCTGTTGGGAAATCCCACTTCATTGCCTCATAGAAATTTCTTAACTTGCCATCCAATTCCGATACAAATAATTCGTTGGCATCAAAATGTTCTTTGATAAACTCAATGATTTCTTCTGGATCCGAATCACCACGAAACGCCAACTCCTCTAAACCATATTTGTTATTTTTCAAATAAGCAATCTTAACTTTATCACCATTCTTAATAGGTGCAAACTTTGGAGGACAACCAAATACTTTCAACAAATTATTGTAATTCATAGCAGCCTTGATGTGTGACGGCGTTCCCTTACCAAACTTACCGAGAACATCATCGCCAACCATACTGGCATATTTTTTAATGTCTTTGATTGAAGATGTTTTTGCAACTTCTGAAAACAAAACAGTATTCAAATTTCTTTTGAAAGTCAATATGTTTTCATCAATTTCCTCTTTGTCTTTATCTTTCAGAATATCAACCATGACATCTTTCATAAGTTTCTGAAATGATTTGGGGAACGATGAACGAACAATATCCAAACCTTTCACTTCTAACTTATCCATTGGAACACCGTTATCAGAAATAATCCAAAGTGCATATCTCTTTTTCTTTTGCCAGAAACCAGTTCTACCAATCATTTCTTGTTTGATTTCCAAACGATGTTTTTCTGTGTTGAATATCTTTTTAGCAAATACATCATAAAATTGATTAACATAGTTTTGAACTTCCGTTGCAATCTCATAAATCTTTGGTGTCATCAATTCGATGTTGTCTGTATCAATGTCCGGAAATCTATTCTTAACAAGTGGGAGACATGAAACAAACACGGAATCAGTATCAACATATTGAACATAATCAGTATCATCCGTTTTCAATTCTTTGTTGTATTTCATATTGATTGCCGCTTCTGTTTTCTTAATCACAGTTTGACCAGAAAGAGTAACGGCTTCCGCATTATCAATATCATAAAAACGAAATGCTGGTAGACCTAAAATACCATACATAGAATTGAGCAGAATCTTTTGAACGAGCTGTCTTTTCTTATAGAACTCATATTTTGCAGTGTCACCGGCTTTACCCCATTTCTTCATTTCATCTTTGTATTCAACCCTTTTATCAAACCAATCTGAAAGAATTGCGGGTATGAGACCTGTTCGTTCTGAACTATACATAACACCGTTTGATGCAACCGTATATTTGAATTTATCCAAAAATGCCTTTAACTTTTCTTTCGATACTCTTTCACCACCAACAATATATTCATCAACATTACCACGAAGAAATTCTTCTGCATTCCAATTCTCAATCTTCGCAATCTTTGTTTCCGGTGAAATGTTTAATGTCATAATGATTGACGGATAAAGTGATGTTAAGTCCAAGTCATACATCCACTCATATCTACCAGGCACAGGATCCTTAACGAATGCTCCAATGAATCCTTTCTCTCCACTATCTTTTAATTCTTGCATCTTCTCTTGTCTATCTGCTGGTTTGTTTGGTGCAACAACCCCACCAATGTGTTTCAGATATGTAAGCATAGCACCTTCAAGATACTTTGATGAATAAACAAAATCCTCATAAGGAACATGACCAACATGAGCAATACCTCTAACCAAATCAATGTATTGTAATTTCTTATCTAATTCAATTACCAACTCAACATCCGTTATGTTATAGTTGATAAATGTTTCAATATCATTTTCCATTAAGTCATCAAGATTTCCTTCGTATTCAATCTTTCCTCTACCGAGTTCCGTATTACAAACATAGTTTAGGGCATAGGATGGCAATTCCTTATATGAGAACTTTTTATACACCGTCATATAATCCAATACCGATGTTCCACCGATTGTGTATCTATTACGGTATGGTGAATAAAACATTTCACCAATTACAGAAAGATTATTTGCCTGTTTCTTACCGAGAACTCTTTTGATACGATTGTACAAATATGGAATATCGAATGCATCACAATTCCAACCCGTCATAACATGAGGTTGTATTTCTTGAACAGCATCTATGAATTTTAATAACAAAGTTTTTTCATCAGAACACGCAACAACTGTTTTGTTATCCGTAGTTTTTGATTCCAATTTTCTTTTTTTATCCAATACAAGAATTGTATAATGGTCTGTTGCAGAATCATGGTAAGCAATAGATGTTACTTCATTGTTTCCTTGTGTTGGATCCGGAACACCTGTAATCATTTCAACCTCAATATCGAATGTCATCGTGACAATTCCTTTTGAAGGCATATCTGAATCACCATACATATCAACAAGAATACGAGTAGTCTCTGCAATATCAGATTCAAACAAGTCTGGATCATTCTTGATAAAGTTTGTAACCTTTGAAAGTTTATCTCCATACAAAGAAACATATTTGCCATTAGGATCTTTCTTGTAAGCATACGGAGTATATTCAAAGTGCATTAAACCTTTGACATCATCCCAAACCCATGCTTCTTTTGTATTTGTTTTTACGAAAATGTTTTG